AAAAAAAAAAAAAAACAAGCTAATCTAAAACAAAAGGAGAAAAATCAACTATGGAAACCAACGCATTGATTGCAACAGCAACAACGCATGAAAGTAAAGTAAACCTTTTTCGCGCACTGACGAATGCAAGTCCATTCAGTGAAGCGGTTAACAAAACATTATCTGTGGTACAGATCATCGATCAACCCGCGGTCAACGATCAGGGCGAGCCGGTCAACCGTTATTTCTTTCTGTGTGAAGATGGATCCGCCTATATGTCTATGGCATTGGGAGTAGATAGCTGTGTTAAGGCTGTTCGCTCCATTTGGGGATCGGATTTTTCCGAGCCCTTGCAGATCGTTCCCTGTCAGGTCAAGACGAAAAACGGGCATACTTATAAATTTACTGTGCTGTAAATTTATTAAAAATTCAAAATTATAGCCCGGTATATCCGGGCTATAATCATTTAATGGTGAATGTACATGAGAAAATTTATTCATAGTAAACAACGAAAAGCAGAACTTACCGCCGCCATTCGCGGATACAATTATAATATAAGGCGAGCCGCCGCGCTGAAATCTCATGGGAAATATGAAGGGGTGGTGCTGCCTAAATTATTAAACTCTGAAAAAGAATTTACAAAAATAACGACTTTAGAGGAATACAACGAATTTTTAAACAGAATTCGCGAAACCGGGCGAGCGGTTCGGCAGGAAAAATTTATAGAATTAGGAAAATATAAAACCATCGAAACGCAAACAACGCGAATCATTAAGAAACAGCAAGAAAGAAGCATTCAATCATTTATTCAAAATGAAACACCTGCAAAAACAGAGTTCAAGTCTGCGAAAGCATTAAAACAATATTTGTACGAATATCAAAAGGAAACCCTTGAATCATTCAATCAACAGCGGGCGGAAGTATTCCGCGAAAATGTAATGAACGCTCTGCGCGCTTTGGATTTAATGGATTTAGTTCAAGAATTTAATCATTTAACATTACTGCAAATTGATTCATTAGCTCGCGCATGGCCGGAATCAGTTGAAGCCTTATGGGCGGCCTATGAATCAAACGATCCAACGCAGAGCCAGGAAGCCTATGACCGAATGCGAACAGCTATAAAGGGAGTAAAAGGAAAATAGCATGAAAGAATTTATTTCCGATTTTGAAACACAAAAAGACCCTGACAGCGGTGTCATGTCTGTATGGGCGTGGTCTATTGTTGAGGTTGATAATTTGTCGAATATTCAATACGGAAATAATATTGAAAGTTGGCTATCGGCAATTCAAGGACTTCCTAACGGATCTTTAATTGGATTTCATAACTTAAAATTTGACGGCAGCTATATTTTAAGTTATTTATTAGGTGTTGCAAAATGGGAATATAATGACAATCCAAAGGCAAGAAAAGCAAAGACTGTTGAATGTTTGATTAGTTCAGTAGGTGTACATTACAATTATCGAATAAATTTCACAAAAAGAAAATATGTTAAAATTTATGACACACTAAAAATATTCAACATGAGTGTTTCGCAAATTGCTAAGGCTTTTGGACTTAAAGAGCAAAAGGGGTCTATTGATTATGCAAGCTTTCGTGGATACAACTATACAATGACCCGGGAAGAAGTTGAATACATTACAAACGATGTAAAAATCGTAGGCAAAGCAATAAAGCAATTCAGGACGGAGGGTCACGAGCGCAACACCATAGCGTCAAACGCTATGCGCTATTACAAGAAAAATAGCTACTATTCAAACTATGAATTTTTAACGTACTTTCCACACCTTGACGATGATTTGTACCATCTACTAAAGCGCGCCTATAAGGGCGGATATTGCTATGTCAATCCTAAATTCAAAGGTAAACCTGTAGGGCATGGCAGGGTGTATGATGTAAACAGCTTGTACCCATCTGTAATGAGTGACATTCGCAACAAATATCCAGTTGGCACACCGGTATTTTTCGAGGGTAAATATAAAGACGATTCAATTTATCCATTATATATACAGTTTATAACCGCACAGTTTGAATTGAAAAAAGGAAAAATACCAACTATTCAAATTAAAAATGATAAACGCTTCAACCCTCGCGAATATATAACAACCACCGGTTGTTTAATGGTAAATCTGTATTTAACTAATGTGGATTTAGAAATGTTTTACGAGTGTTACAATATAAAAGAAATTCAGTATATAGGCGGCTATAAATTTATAGGGCGATCAGGAATATTTATTGACTATGTAAATCATTTCAAAGAAATGAAAATGCAGGCCACTATTGAAAAAAATGCAGGGAAACGAAGCATTGCAAAATTGTTTCTGAATTCATTGTATGGGAAATTTGGCGCAAGCAACGACAAATTTGTAAAAAGGCCATATATAAATGATAAAGGAATCCTTGCATACCAAACAGTTGAAACTCCGCGGCCTGCCAAGACAGTGTATGTGCCGGTTGCCGCGTTCGTGACAGCTTACGCCCGGCGTTTTATTCAAAGTCTTTTCATCAAGAATGTAGATCGTTGTTGCTATTGTGACACGGACAGTCTACATTTAATAGGTGATGATCCACCGGATGGTGTAAAAATCAGTGAAACAGAATTTAATTGCATGGCACATGAAAGTAGTTTTTCAAGAGCTAAATTTCTTGGTGCAAAACTTTACATTGAAGAAGATGAGAACGGGAATCTTGATGTAAAGGCCGCAGGTCTCGGACAAAATGAAATTGTAAAAAATCAAATTACTTTTGAAAATTTCAACACGGAACAGGAATATTTTGGAATCTTGAAAAGCAAAACCGTGCAAGGTGGTGTAGAATTAAGTGAATCCACATTTAAGATACGCGAGCGTGGATCAAGGTTTTAATAAACATTGTCGATTATTTTAGCGAATTTTCCCAAATCTATTTACAGATTTGGGTGTTCGTGATATAATTAAGACAAGAAATGAGGAAAGAAAAACAACTAAATTAAAAGGAGTAAAAATTATGAACAACAATATTCAAAAAAGATGGGATCGCCACTACGGATACGCAACAGCCTATTGGGTTGATCTTGAAAAACCAATCATTGTTTTTGATTCCGGTTTGAATGAAGTTGTAAAATACGCTGATTTACCAGTCGATTATCAAAATTTGGTTGATCGGGCTATTGATGAATTTGAGGAGGGGTATAATAATGTGATTCGTTTAGGTTGTAAATTTTATGAGTGTTTCAATTATCAACGGTTTTCCATTCTGCGTGAAATTGATTCTTTTGATGAAACAATCTACAACATTAACGAGGTGTGAAAAAGTGATTCGATTTTTAATCAAACAACAATTTGCCTGGGCGGATAAATGCTTTGATCGGGAGGGAGAAATAAAAAAACCATTTGAGAGGTATTTTGCTTCACTCATCAATCAGGTTGCAAAAGGTCAAAAAACAATAACGCTAAGCGCGCCAAATACCTTGACCGGCGTGCGAGGTATTATTTATTTTTCAAAAGCTTTGGATTTAATAAGGTATCTAATTGAAGTACACGAAGAAAGAAATGTTGTTGCTTTAGTATTCAAAATGAACGCAAACGCCAAATCAATGCACGCGGCAAGAAATGTAATATCGAGGTATACAAAATGAATTTATCTTTTTCATTTGGTGTAATGTGTCCAAAATTTAGCGAACAGTTAAAAGAACAAGGATATGAATTAAAAAACAAAGAAACATGGGATAAGACTGTTTTTTCAGTTGTGTATTTGCACATCCATGATATTTTAACAGATTCAAGATATGAGGAATGTTTGAATCGAATTATGAAAAAATCAAAAGTTGATTGGATTAAAACGAGGTATGAGAAATGAAAAGAACCTTGAAAAATGTTATTGAAAGTCACAAGCATAAATTACATGGCGCCGATCTTCAATGCGTGAATCTTTCTAAGGCTGATTTATATGGCGCAGATTTGCAGTCTGCAAATCTCCAGGACGCTAATTTGCGTGGAGCAGATTTGCGAAATTGCGACATGTCGTTTGCGAATTTACAAGGTTGTGATTTGCGACGAGCTAACATGGTTGGAGCTCAGTTGTGGCATGCAAATTTACAAAATGCTGATCTGCGAAAAGCTATCATGCGAAGAAGCGATTTATTATACGCCGATTTGCGTGGCGCTGATATTCGTAACACAGTTTTGTGGTATTCCACTATGCGGAAAGTTAATAGGAGGAATGAAAAATGCTGATCTGCGAAAAGCTATCATGCGAAGAAGCGATTTATTATACGCCGATTTGCGTGGCGCTGATATTCGTAACACAGTTTTGTGGTATTCCACTATGCGGAAAGTTAATAGGAGGAATGAAAAATGCTGATCTGCGAAAAGCTATCATGCGAAGAAGCGATTTATTATACGCCGGTTTGCGTGGCGCTGATATTCGTAACACAGTTTTGTGATATTCCACTATGCGGAAAGTTAATAGGAGGAATGAAAAATGAAATGCACGGACTGTGTGCATTACAACTTATGCAAGAGTTTGAATAATACCGGTATATTCGCCATGTTCCCTAAAGTTGATTGTTGTCCTATTTTTGAACCAAGTTCTGAAGAAAAAGTTAAAGAAAGTGAGAAGAAAAAAATGCAACCATCAGTGTCAACCGCATTACAAGCTATCCTTGCAGATCGAGGGTATAAGGTTCTTGAATTAAAAACCTTTTCCGGTGCCACATTCGTCGGCACGAACATTCAAATCAAATTTAATGAATTTCTTTTAACAAAGTGTGTTTATTGCAATGGTGAATTGTTTTCATCCATTCAAAACATATCGGAAGTGCGAATCTTATTTTTCAGTTAAAAATAAAGAACCCGGGGATTGCTCCCCGGGTCTTTTTTATTTATAGCGTTTACAAGCAATGTTATAATCGTATATGCAAATCCAACCGGAGGGGATCCGCGCCCAAATATTTTTATTGCCTTTGTAAACCAATTCAAGGATTGTACACTTTGTTCCCCGCTTCAGGTATGCAATGTTGTTTTTTTCATCACGATTCAAACAATGCTTTCTGCCATCGGAAGTCAAATCCTTAATCTTTTTCCGGCCAGTGTTTGCCCCTGCTCCCTTGTAAACACCGCGCACATATGTCAATGTAATTGTCGATCCAATTTTAGGCTTAGGATATTCAAAAATAACACCGCGCATTTTCGGGCGAAGAACACCAAGCACCCCCTTGTAGGTATGCTTTACTTTTTTGCAGGCAGAACCTCGCGGCCAATTTTGATCGAACGATTCAAACCATTTTGTATTTCCGTTCCCTGTGGCTACGGCAATATGACCGTAGGGACCGATTTTTGCTCCCCACACAACAATATCGCCTTTTAATGGCACGAAAGTGGGGTTGTTTTGGATTTTTTCAAACTTTTCAACAAGCGGTTTTCTTTTTTCAAAACTTGTGAAATAGTCAACCGCATTTCCCCATGCTCCGGGTTTGACACCAAAACAGGAACTCAAATAAACCTTTGCCAAATCCACACACTGAGCGCCGGACACATGGTCATAGTCAATTAGTTTACCTTTACATGAATTGTAAAATTGATCGTAGGTCATTCCTCCGTGTACCCCTTTCCCTTGGATTCATCTTTAACAATATCCCCGGCAATAGCCGAAGAAGTGAAGCTATTATTTTTCCACCACGCCCAAATTGTGGAAAACACGGTTAAAAGTGTGGAAAAAAACAAATAAACTTCATCATCGGAAAACGGTAGTGGATTTTTTCCGATCATCGTTAACACTGAATTTACAAGCGCAACAAAAGTCACAATTGTGCGTATAATGGTATCTTTTGAAACATTTTTCATTTTACTTTGTCCTCCAAATCTTGTAATCTGTGGTCTGCTACCTGCTGGCGCAGTTCTTGAAGAGCAACTCTTTGTTGCAGATTGTTATACTGCTCTTGTTTCTTTTCAAGTTGTTTAATTCTGTACAATGTTTTTGAGTTTGCAAGCCACGCGGTGAGCGAGGTGCCCACCAGCGTGACCGCGGACGACAGAATTATAGTTAACTGTTCAACTGTAATTCTACTCACCCCTCAAAAACAATACCGTCAACAATAAGTCCGTTGGCGTCGGATACGGTGAAATTCCTGCTTCCGTCAAAAGTAACCTTAATTGTGTTCGCTCCCTCGGTGACCAACATTGTAAACGCCGATCCGGATTTGAAGCCGTAGAAATATTGGATCCGTTCAACGCCGGAACCGCTGGAATGATACCGAACGCCGATCCTGCTTGAATGCTGAACAATGTTTGAAACCATTTCAGCAGACCAAATCTGAACCCCACCATCTGAGCGAGTGTCAATCGTGCCGGTGGTTCGGTTCTGCGCGTCACAAATTTTCCGCTGACAAATAAGAGTGCTATCAGATTCAAGGTTTACACCAATGTTGTGTTTTTCGTAGCCGTAAAGCTGGGAACCGCGTTGTAATCGAATGCAAGGTGTATTCGGCCATTCTTTCAGGGTGCCGGAACCGGCGCCGGAAAGAACCAGGGTTGTGTTAAGCATATTGTAAGCTGTTTTCCCAGAAGAATAAATCAACTCAACATCGTTGCAAAGTAATTTATTTACATTCACCGCGCGGATGGTATGGGGTAAATTCGCGTCATTGGTATTTGAATTTGCAATCTCCAAATTATCCAGCGTGACACTGTTTGAATTGTGAATCACCAAGCCCATCAGCTTAGGTCTTGTGGTGGGCGGATCGTTGGAAGTGTATCGGCCGGAAATGTAAACATTGCCACCGTTCGCAATATTAAACCAGCGATAGGATCCTGTTGTGCCTTTTACGCGCACTTCAAGTTGTTGATGATAAATCGGACAGGCTAACAAGTCCATTGCCTGAAAAATTTGATTGAACGGGTTGCCTTTCGTGCCATCAGGCGATCGGTTCATGTGATATATACCACCGGCGTCCGTGTCCTTATCAACATAAACAATATTGTTAAAGGTGGAATACCCCACGCCCTGCCCCTGCGTGGTGGTCTGTTTAATCGAGGACGGTGTACCCTGCAACAGTGATCCGCGCCAAATAGAAATCATTGAATCTGTGGGGTTTACGGCCGTAATGCCCTGGGAGTTAGCATATACATAGAACTTATCATTTACAGTTAAATCCTCAAACTCTCCTGACCAAAAGCGTTGATTATCCAAATATTGCGGAATTGTAAACTGCCGAATGTAAACGCCTGATTTATCGTATATGCGAATTGTGTTCGGTGAATAAGTGAGCATTACAAAAGCGGTTGCATTGGCCTTGATAGTTTGCATGATATAGTCAAACCCGGGATTAGAAAGCGACACCATATTTGAAGCGGTGTTTGTTGCCGGATCCCACTCATACACATTTAAACCTTGTGATATGTACATTTGATCGTTCGTTGCGTCATAAGCAACAGAAGATACCGCACTTTCATTGTACCCAGCAGGCGCTGAATATTTTTGAATCGTTGCGAGTGTGGTTGGGTTCAACTCAAAAATGGTCTTAGACGGTGCACCGTTCAATTCGCTTGTAGCAACAAAAAGACTATTTCTTTTTGAATTATAAACAATTGAATTGCCATGGCCTAACCCCTCAATGTCACGCCGTGTAACTTGTGCACCATTTGAATAGTTGAATACAACAACCGCCGCCGTGGTGGGGTGCAATTCAAGGGTGTGCCCCCGTGGCACAAAAGCGCATGCATAATAATGATTGCCGCCAATGGTATACCGTGCCCCGCCTTGATTCACCGGGTAACGGTCTGTTTCCTGTTCGGCGTTGGCGAGATTTTCCCCGCGATATGTCCAACCTAACAGCCACCGCTCAAAATCAATATAAGTTGAATGTGGCTGGTTTTTGAATGTTACAAAGTCCTTTTTTAACTGGGCAATTTCCTGCCGGAAATCGTCAAAATAGGGATCACAGATAACGGCAAGAATTTCTTTAAGAGTGCCGTCATCGTACCATTTCTGCAACTGATCCGTGACTGTTTCCTTGATATGTTTATCAAGATTTTCCAGTAAATCAATTACATATTTTATCAATTCGTCATAACTGTTTACCTTTTCAATTACTTCATTCATCTTTTTCAAAACACCATAAAGCAATTCTTCAAAAGACAATGAATCGTCGTAGACTTGTGGCAGAATTCGATTGCAATAAAACCGCCGAAGTACCGCGATCGGGTCAACATCGGGTTTGGGATAATTCATACACTTTTCCTCCTTAGTACCATATTGGCATAAACAGATCTTTATATTCATCAAGCAAATCCGAATACAAACCGTTTACTTCATTTTTATATTGCCGGAACACTTCCCCGGCAGGCATTGTTAAACCGGTAATTGTTTCGGTTTGATTTGTTTTGGTAGTAGTGTCATTGTTTGTGGTTGTTGTTCCTTTATCAGTTGCTTTATTTGAAGCAGTATCCAAGTTGGCGCGATCCGCGTACTCAATGGAGTTGAAGTCCTTTGCTTTAATCATGTTTCCGGGTAGATCGCTTGCCGCACCCCGCATTGTTGAATTTGAATCGTTTTGGTTTGAAAATGAACCGGTTGACTTGCTTTTCCCTGTAGCGTTTGAATCTGTTTTGCGATTAAACTTTTGATTTGCAACGGCCAAATCTGCGGTCATTTGTTCGAAGCCGTCAAAGGCTTTCGCGTATCCAGGCATGACTTCCATGCATTTAGCTTGCAATTTTACTTTCCATAAATAGAAAGTTTCAAACGCAAACTCATCTGTTAAATAATGAAAAATAAACAGAATTTCAAAATAGCGCTTGAAGTCTTCTATTTTCTGCGGAGTTGGATAGTAGAAATTAAAAATCTTTTCGCGTGCTGAATCAACACGGTTATATAAATCCTCATTTCTGTTTTCACATAAATTGTTTACAACAACTTCCAAGCTGGTTGTATATCGCGCCATTATTCCCCCTCCTCCGGATCATCAAGGGTGTTGGATTCATCATTAAAGGTTGGTTTATCCTTTTCGATAATTTCACTTTGCACCCGAGGCTTTACAGACACATCAAGACCGAACCGCTCATTGATTAGTTTGCAAGCGTTTTTCCGTTCGTATAACATTGTTTCAAGGTTAATTGATACAAATTGATTATTTGCATTGACTTCATCGGTGATAAGGCGTTCCGCTTTTTCGTTCTGCACATTATTAACACCAAGAAACGAAAGAAATTCCGCTTTATAGCTTTCAAGCAATGTATACAAATCCTTGGCTACCAACGGCGCTCCGGTATTCACACTACCAAAGCAATCGTTAAAATCATTGTCTTTGTCGATGAAAATATATCCCTGCGAACCGTCATATTTTGCGAAGAGATTTGCAAGGGCTAACTTTTGATTCGCCGTACCTTTTAGAATTACTGGTGTTTTTTGAGCGTTAACATTTATATCAATGATTTGCTGAGTTTTTGCGATCTTGTCAACAAAGTAGTCAATATAAAAGAGGGTGGGTGTCCACATCGGATTGTTTTTTATTATAACAAACTCGTCCGCGGTGTAGTCTTGGTTGAAGTTAATGCCATATCCGTTGATTTTGATTGGATACCCATACAGATTCAAAACAGATTGATCTGCCGCGCGTAGACCTAAAAAACCGCGGTCGCGATCATTGCAGAACGCTGCCATGCCGTCTTGAATCAAAGCGGATTCTAAAAAGTCAGCGTCCACCGTTTCCGGTAAGTTTTCCCACTCGAACACGGTTGCAGCAATGTTCATGAAGTAGCAACGATAAATTTGGTTTAATTGTGTAGCTGTTAAAATTGAGTTGGATTGACCGGCAAAAGTGCCGTTTGTTGCAGGGCTGTGATAAAGTGCAAAAGGTTTGGTGTTTGCTGGATTATCCATATTATCACTCCTTTTTTAATCGTTATTTAGGGAATAATTTCCAAAATCGGAAATTGAATGCCAAATTGTGACCCCGGTGTTAAACATGCCGCGAATGGAAGCGGCTTCAGGTGCCGGCGCGTTCACTTTGATATTGCAATCAACTGTTTGTAAATAATTCCATTTACTCCGGGTATCTTTCCAACTGGATATTTTGCCCCATTCGTTGATTGCATACCCATACAGATCCAAAAAGTCATCAATCGGCCCGCATTCATTATATAACGGTGAACAGTCAACCAACCTGAACTTACAGTTTTCGCTTGATATGGAATTTGTATCACTTTGGTTGCCCTTGCTTGCCACCTTAGAATTGAAAGCATTAGCAATATCTCTTGAAGCGTTGAATATAGAACCAACTGCGCCAACTCCGGAAGTAATCGCTCCGGCAACATTACCGGTTGCAATATTTGCTCCAAGGCTTGCGGCACTGCCAGCCACAGCCCCCGCCGCATTCAGTACAGAGCCAACACGATTAAGCGAACCTTGAACCCCGCCATTTTCGTTGTACCCTATTTGCATTTCAAACGAATAAGGCACATCAAAGACAGACTCAGCGGGTTTTGCATAATTTTTCAATTTTAGCTTAAAGCCATTCGAGCCGATCGGCCTCATTTCTGTGGTCATTTTAATGCTTTTTCCTTTAATGAATTCCGGTCGTAATGGTTGACTAAAACCGTTATAGTTATAAACAACATACACGCGGCACATTGAGGTAAGCATTTTTTTGTTGCGCGGAGTATATCCGCAGGCCAATGTGGTGCCCGCCAAATCCGCGCTTGTTTCTTGTTCAACAACAAGGTTTGCCGCACAATATGGAATAGTATATCCGTCAACAGTAACAGTTGTAAGATAATTATTATCCTTCAGCCATTTTCGCACCCAAAACGGAACGCAACGAAAACCAATTATATCTTTCCGCCGATCCGTTTCACCTGCATAAGCGTCAAGCAATTTTTGAATTGTTACATTATCCGAAACAAAACCGGCATACTGACCTGTCATACTGGAACTATCCCCATAGCCACCATATATCCAATCAGATTCACCTGCGGCTGGTGGCCTTGAAACAGAAAGCATTTCCCACACGGGAAACCAATCTTCACCACCGGAAAAAAGATCAATTTCTTTTTCATAATCGGCAGGCGCTCCCACCGGTTCCGGCTGAAGCCAGCGGCCTACGGTGTCCTCACTTTTTTTCACATGAGCGCGGGCGATAAGTGATTTATAATAAGTTATATTGAATTGGTAGGTTTGCCAGTAATCGGTTGTAATGTAAATCATCGCAATGTCTTGTGCAATATATTCAACACGATCAATGAACGCATAATACCATTTTTTGTTTCCCTGGCGGTTCACAAAATCGCTGTTTTGGTAGCGGCAATAATTAAAAGCTTCAAAGCGTGCAAAGTTTCCCTCTATCCTGAACGCTTGATCTTTCTTTATATAATTAAACTTTGTTGCGCTAACACCTTTTTCAGCCAAGCCATCAAAGGCGGCGACTTGCGCCGCCGCCGTTGGGAAATCAACAATGGCATGGCATTCATCAGGTTTGCCCCAAGGCACTGTAAATAGATCCAATCGTGTTGTTGGGTGAGTTACTGCCATTGTATTCACTCCTTTATGTTTTACTTGTAGCCTTTATACTGAAAACATATTTACCTATCACATTTGCCTTATTATCGTAAACATACAAACAATAGGTGCAAATTATCGGTAATCTTAAGAAATCAGCAACGCCATGTAAATAGGTTGATTTTACTGTGACCTTGAATTGATCATTGTTTTCACCGGTGATAGAAACGTCTAAATCATAAAAACCACGCTTGATCCACTCATTGCCGCTTATTTGCATAAGCGCTGAATAACCCAGCGGTTCAAAGGTGCCCGCTTCAACATTGTCGTATGCCACATCAACAAGCTGTAACAGCCCATTTACATTTTCTGTCTTTCCGTATATTTCGGACGAAAAAACCGGAACTGTTCTTGTATCGCTTGCTTCTGTTTCAATAGGTGTTTCAATAAAGTTTACACCATAATCACCGGCGGCAGGGCAATCGAATTCAAGTGTTCCGTCATGATTGAATTTTTTATAGTCCAGCATGACGGTTAAACTGTAAAATTTACAACCACCGCAACCGGAGTTGCTACTCCATCGGCAACAATGTTGCAAAGAACAGTTGCCGTGTGCGTGTTATCGGCGTTTGAATGGCCGGTGAAAGTGATTGTTTTTGCGTTAGAATCAAAAGTGATCGTTACATAATCAGCCAGCGTTTCAGCGGTGATTTTATCCTTTGCGGCTGTTTCAAGCACCTGCTCAAATTCAAGGCGCATTGCATTCACCTTGTAATCGGTGGGGATTGTTGCATAGTCAACCGTCTGCGTAGCGTCTGCCCCTTTCAGCTCCACAAAGTTTTCGCCGCTTGGATTATGAAAGTCGGTGATTGTTAAATCCTGCAAAGCGTCAGCTTTAGGCACTTCAAATACCATCGCATTAGCAAACGGACAAATACCGTAAATTTGCCAAACATGGAAGAAATACTGCCAGGTCAGGGAAGATCCAATGAAATCTTCCGCTGCGGTTTGGATGTTGTCATATACCTGAAACAGTGCTTCATCGCAGATTACAAAGCCAATATCGGACAGGGTCTTGCCGGTGCGCTTTCTGTTTTCCAAATCGTAATTGTCATAGTCGAAAGAATCGACAACAATAAGGTTGTTTCGGAAATCAGCTTCAGTCATGTTAAAGGCCATTGCAAGAACTTTAACGCCCAATTTGTTAATCAAATCGGAACGGATAATAATTACAATTCGGTCAGCTTCAGACCAAGTTTCCACCGGATCGCCGACTGCGCCGGGCTGATTGATATAATTGTTATAGGCAGTTGACGGAAAAGTCATGTTCATGGCGGTTTCGCGAATAGTTGCTACCATGTCTTCCGCTTCGTCTTTCGTGGCGGGCATTGCCATTTTCCGGCCAAGAACAACATTGTTTGAATAGGCGTCAACAATGGACTGCTTGAACAAGTTGAACTCCCGAATCTCATTGCCGGAGAAAACAGAGTTGATTTTCGCAGATACGAAACGGTTAAAACTTTCGTAAGAAACAAAAGCACCCATCAATTCCTCGCGGTTAATAGACAGCGGAAACACATCTTGCCGATTTCTGCTGTAATAGGCCACCTTGGTATCACCCTTGTATAGTTTCAAAATACCGGAAAGATTCTCGCCGTTGTACCCCATCGGGTTCACAGGGTTTTCATAGATCTGCTGAACATCAGTGCCCAACGGATAAGGCCGGCCTTTTTTCAGGCGAGCAAGGCGGTTAGAATAGCGCTTTACTTCAACTGCGGTAAACATAATTCTATCCACAAGAATAGAAATAAATTCATTTGTATGCGCCTTATAATTTAGAACAGGGTTTGCAAATTTGCTGATCGCGTCACCCTCAGCAAGAACCGGAACATCATTCTGCGCGGATTCGCTCATCATAGAACGAACGGCATTCAATGTTTTTTGCGCCTTTCCCGCTTCAGTCATTTTCTTAGAACTCATCGAAAAATTCCTCCTCCTTTAACTCCTCAATTACTTCATCAGGTGTTTTTTCATCGTTGGCGGGCGGGTTGTCCTCGGGTTTTTCCACCTCGAGTTTCTCGCCTACTTTCATCATCAGATTCCCGTTGATCTCGCGAATACGGTTGTTGTCCTCGACAAGTCTGGCATTCTCGGAAGTCAGGTGCTCAATCTCGCTTGCATAATCAACAAAGGTGTCCGTGATTGTTGCAAGATCGGGGCCGATCTCGGTTACATCTTCCGCTTTTGCGACACGATCAACAATTTCTTTGATTTGCTCGACGGATAAACTCATTTTGTTTAACTCCTTTCATAACCTGTTATATATTATTTTCTCCACTTCACTTTTGATTTGTAAATTTTCAAAAAACAATCGCCCCGCCACTGCAAAGGACTTGATCTTCTTTAATTCGGCTCCTGCGTGCGGCCGATTGTTTTCTGCTATTTTGTTTACAGTTAACGGATTTGTCTTAGGGTCGCCTGTTTTGCAGGCGTATAATGCTTGCGAACTTGAAGCAAAGAAAAAATATATTATTTTGTTGTTGGTTTTAATGTTGAAAAGTTGAATTGAATCTTTAGGCTTTCGTTCGATCTGTGAATAGTCATCGTTTAGGAATGATTCATTGTTTGCGTACTGCTTATATTCGGGTAGATATTTGGTTGCTAATTTGTTTTGCGGCGTTGTAGCTTTGGCGAACGCTAACTCATTTGTGATGGATAGCATTTCAGCGTATATTAAATCGTTTTTGAATAGAGGTGTATAGTTAAATTTTATTCCGAATGCTAAACAGTAAGGGTTTAGCATTGACAAAGCATTCGCCAACATAAAAACTTTTCCATCTTGTCGGGTTCGGAATATTGTTTCTTGCAGGTCTGTGAACACTCTTAATTCATTCGGCAGATATCTACGGAATGATGATTTATTATCAATAATAAACTCATCATATACTATTGTTGTTACTGCTGAAAAATCATCGGATCCTTTTAGTATATCAGCGTTTGTCAGAGCGATAAATCGCCCTGCCTGCTCGCCGTCTATATAGGCGGTTTTTCCTTTGATCTCAAATTTGTGGTCAGGATAATTATTTTTATGTTTTGTAAAAAATCCGTCCGTGGCTTCTTTTATTTCTGTTTTGTATCGGCGAAGCCATACAAATCGCTTTTTGCTTTTTATGTATTGCTCGATCACATATTTTTTTAATTGATATGTTTTACCTATCCCGCGCCCCCCAATTAAAATGTTAAGATACCGGTTGTAAGATAAACACTTTCTTAAACTGTAATACTTCATAATTCGGTCGGCGGAGAAGTCGCACCCCGGTTCCACCCGGTGCAGCTCGGCGGCCGACTCCTCGCCGGTGGCACCCACCTTTACTAATGCACTTTGATTCTCCGCCGCCTTTACAAATAAACAGAAAGGTTTATACACCTTTCATTTATAATTATAGCAGATGAAAATTGTTTTTGTCAAGAAATTTTAGGTAATACTTTCTGTATATTTTCATATTACAATATGTATAGAGCAGACCGGAGCCGAGTTGGTTCGGTTGGGGAAAGTTTATATGTGTACTAAAATGACAATACTA